AGGCAACCGTTCGTCGTGACCTGACCTATCAGCGGCTGTCGGCTGCCGCTTATCAGAACGAAGATGTGGCAAGCCAAGATGCCCGCGCTGTCGGGTTTAGGCTGGTCAGCCATATCCATGACGTCGCCACAGGTGCGGACGCGATGATATTCGTGAACGCTCTGGAAGTCGTGATTGCCTTTCGCGGAACGCAGCGGAATTACGCCGACATCCTGACAGACCTCAAATTCAGCAAACGGGACTACTGGACGCCGTACTCGGGCGCACCCGTTCAGATACATCGTGGTTTCCTGGCTCAATGGCTATCGATTCAGGAACGCGTTTTCCAGCAGGCCACCGCAGCCGCTACTGACGGCAGACGGATCGTCGCCACCGGGCATTCCCTTGGCGGCGCCCTCGCCGTTCTTGCGACCATATCGTGGCGGCTGGTAACGGCCTGCATTACCTTCGGCGCACCGCGCGTCGGCACGTCACAGATCCGCGAAGCGATCGAGCTCTGTGCAGCCGAGTGCCGTCGCTACGTCTACGGCGCAGATATCGTGCCGATTGTGCCGCTGCTGGCACTTGGATTCCGGCATGGTATCCGGCCCACTTATCTCACGCGTGGTCCACGAGCGATCGCCGCATGCCCGCTGTGGCGTGAACTGCTCGGCCGGACCCGATCACTCCTGACAATCAAATGGTCGAAGAGCTGGAACTGGTGTCCGGTACCGACGCGGGTCTTTACCGACCATCGGCTCGGAAACTATGGCGCTGCAATGAGGGGAGCCGCGCAATGACGCCGGAAAAAATGATGGTCATCACTGCTATCGTTACGACGCTGGCCGTCGTGCTCAATCTGATCTGGACGATCTACTGGTCGATCGAGGTGAGCCGGCAAGTGAAAGCCGCCAGGAAAGACGACAGAATTGACGATCACGGCGCGCGGCTCATCAAGCTGGAGGCGGCCGTACAGCATTTTCCCGACCGGATTGCGTCACATGGAGAAGTTGAAGTCGTGCACCGGCGTGTTTCCGAGCTACGCCAGAAGGTGGACCGCATTGGTGACACCGTGACCACGGTGGCGGCGACCGTAAAGAGTATCGACGCCAACCTGGCACTGCTGAACAAATCCGAATTTCTGATCAACAGAGGCAAGAAACAATGACGGACATTATGATCGAGAACCGCCGCTGGACGATCCTGCGGCTGCTGGCAGGCGACAACGGTCATGTGGTGCCGGCGCGCCTCATACAGCGCGGCCTCGGGCATGTGAACCGGGCGCACGCGAACGTGAGCCTGGATCAGGTGCGCAAGGATCTGCGTTGGCTGGATGCGAAAATGCTGATCGAGCTCGACATCCAGGACGACGACACCTACGCCAAGCTTCTCCAGCGCGGTCTCGACGTTGCCGATGGCCGCACGGTTGTGGAGGGGGTCGACGAGCCGCCCCTGAGTGACTGACCGTGCCACAGAAATCATCGATCCAGACCCGGTTGACGAAACCTCAACGCGAGAAGCTGAACGCGTGGATAGGCCAGGACGCGCCTACGCTCGAAGAATTGATGAAGCTGTGCGAGGACGAGTTCAATGTGACGATCTCGCAGACGGCCATGCATCGTCACCGGAAAAAAGTTGACCGGATCGCCGAGAAGTACCGCCAAAGCCGCGAGATGGCCGAGGTGCTCGCAGACAAGATGGGAGACGAGTTCACGTCGTCAGAGTTCGGCGGCACGCTGGTCAAGCTACTGCGCTCGCTGGTGTTCGATTTCATGTCGACGCAGATGGACGAAGAGAAGGAGATCGACCCGGCGCAGTTCATGTTTCTGGCCAAGGCGATCAAGGACGCGGCCGGCGCAATGCGTCTCGATCAGGATCACGAAAAGAAACGTCAGGAAGAGGCTGATCGACGGGCACGCGAGAAAGTTGCCGATGCCGTTGATGCCGCTGTAGCTGGTGAGAAGGGCTTGAGCCGGGATACAGTTGAAGCCATCAAGCAGCGCATCCTCGGTGTGCGGCCGGGTAAGGATGAATGAAAGCGGAACTTGCCCAGGCATTTCCTCAAGAACTTCGACAGCTCGGCGGTGAGCTGCCGGACGTACTTCTGAGCTATCAGCAAAGACTGCTGGCATCGACGGCGCTCCACCAGGTCACGATCTGTGAGAAGTCCCGGCGCATCGGTATGACCTGGGCGATTGCCGCCGATGCCGTGCTGTCCGCAGGATCTGCACGATCAGCCGGTGGCATGGACGTGCTTTACATCGGCTACAACCTCGATATGGCACGGGAGTTCATCGATACTGCCGCCATGTGGGCAAAGGCATTTCTGCCGGCAGCCAGTGAAGTCGAGGAGTTTCTTTTCAAGGATCAGGACGAAGCCGGTGCCGATCGGGATATCCAGGCATTCCGGATTTCATTTGGTTCCGGTTTTGATATCGTGGCGCTGACGTCGAAGCCACGATCGCTGCGTGGCCGGCAGGGTTATCTGATATTTGACGAAGCGGCCTTCCACGATGATCTGGCTGGCATGATGAAGGCCGGTCTGGCGTTCCTGATGTGGGGCGGCAAGATCCTCGTGATCTCGACGCATGACGGTGAAGCCAACCCGTTTAATGGCCTGGTGACAGACGCCCGTTCCGGCCGCAAGCCGTTCAAGGTCTTGCGCGTCACGTTCGATGAAGCGATCGCGGACGGCCTCTATGAGCGTGTCGCCTTGATGATGAAGGCGCGTGGCCAGGAGATCGCTGACAAGGAAATGTGGATCTCGGAGATCCGCGCCTTCTACGGCGACGACGCCGAGGAAGAGCTCGATGCGATCCCGGCCCAAGGTTCCGGCGTAGCCCTCGGTCGCGCCATGATCGAGGCGCGATCGGACCCGGATATCCCCGTGCTGCGATGGACGGTACCGGACAGCTTTGCCAGGCAGCCGGAGCACATTCGTGTTGCTGAGTGTGCGGACTGGCTGGAGCAAATGGTCCGGCTACATCTTGATCGTCTGTTACCGGATGCCGACAGCGTGTTCGGACAGGGCTTTGCCAGGTATGCAGACTTGAGTGTTCTGTGGCCGCTGCAGATCCTCAAGAACATGAAGCGCCTGCCACCATTCATCATTGAAATGGGCAATGTTCCTTTCGCCCAGCAAAAGCAGATCCTGTTTTATGTCGTCAGGCGGCTGCCGCGCTTTCGCGCCGGCGCCCTCGACGCCGGCGGCAACGGTTCCTATCTTGCCGAGGCCGCGGCTCAGGAATTCGGCTTTGATCGTATCGAGCAGGTCAAGTTCTCCGAGCAATGGTACCGCGATGAGATGCCAAAGTTTATCGCGGCATTCGAAGACGACGACACGACCGTGCCTCGTGACCGGGACATCATCAACGACCACGCCTCGCTCAGAAAAATCAAGGGCGTGATCAAGGTTCCGGATCTCCGCGTCCAGGACACCAAGGACAAGAACCGCAAGCGTCACGGCGACAGCGCCATCGCGCACGCACTTGCATATTACGCGAGCCTGATGGACGTGGTGCCGATGGAATTCCAGTCGCTCGGCACCGCGCGACCGAGTTCGGCCATAGGCGATTTTCTCGGCGGTGCCGGTGGCGGCCGTGGCGGCTATGGCGATTATTTTGGAGGCTGACGCATGAGCAAAAAACCAACCAAGACAGAGATGACAACCGAGATTGCCAGCGTTGACAGGGATTATCGTATACCGATCTACGGCGGTATTCTCAGGCACGAAGACGACACGCTGATGTCCAGAGGCCATGGCAAAGGCCTCAAAATATATGATGAACTGGAGCGTGACTGTCATTGCTATGCTGTCCTGCAAAAACGCAAATACGCGGTTGTCGCCGGAGAGTGGAGCCTTGACGCCGCGTCTGATCGCCCGATCGACATCAAGGCACGCGATATCGTCGAGGCACAACTCAAGGAACTGCCGTTCGACCGGATCTGTGTCGGCCTGCTCGATGCGATCCTCAAGGGTTATGCGGTCGCCGAGGTTATATGGGAAGTGCGGGACGGCCAGATCGCCGTGAAGGACGTGCTTGAGCGCGATCAGAGCCGGTTTGTTTTCGACACCCGATCGCGGCCGCGTCTGCTGACGCTCAATGACATGATCACTGGCGAAGAGTTGCCGGCGCGCAAATTCATCGTCCACCGGTTCGGCGGCAAGGCCGGCAACCCCTACGGCCTCGGTCTCGGCACCCGCCTGTTCTGGCCGGTGTTTTTCAAACGCCAGGGCATTACATTTTGGCTCACCTTTGCCGACAAGTTCGGCAACCCGACGTCGATCGGCAAATACCCGAGAGGATCTGAGCCGGCAGATCAGCAGAAACTGCTGAACGCCCTGCAGGCGATCGCCCACGATACCGGCGTCATCATCCCTGAAGGCATGGAAATCGAGTTTCTGGAGGCGAAACGCGCAGGTACCGTCAACACCCACGAGCAACTCGCCCGCTACATGGATGAGCAGATCTCCGAGGCAACCCTCGGAGAGACCCTGAGCACAAACATCGGCCAAACCGGCTCCTATGCCGCTGCCGGCACCCACAACGAGGTCCGCGAGGAACTACGCGACGCCGATGCCGATGTGCTGTCTGATACCCTCAACAACACGTTGATCACCTGGATCACCGAGCTGAATGTTCCGGGCGCGGTGCCACCGAAACTGTGGCGCAGCTACGAGGAACCCGAAGACCTCAACGCCAAGATCGACCGCGACAAGAAGATTTACGAAATGGGTTTCGAGCCGTCCGACCAGTACATCACAGAAACCTATGGCGACGGCTGGACAAAACAAGGACCTGCTGCTGTTGCGGTACCGCCTGCACAGGAGACTATACCGGGAGAGCCACCGGCTTTTGCCGAGGGCGATGGTACGCTCGATGATATCGATACGCTCGCTGCCGAACTCGATGACGCGGCGACTCCGTCGATGGACGCCATGATCGACCAGGTGCGTGCGCTGGCCGAAGACGCCGTCGATCTGCAGGAACTTGCCGACCGCCTGATCGAGCTCTATCCGACAATCGATGTCGCACCGCTCGCCGGTGCCATGCGTGCCGGTCTGGCACTGGCCGAACTCAAAGGCCGGGACGCCGTCAACGATGGCTGAAGCCGTACCAGGCGCCGTCCCGTTTCAGGAAGCGATCGACTATTACAAACAGAAGGTCGATCTGCCGACCCGCACCTGGACTGATCTCTGGCAAGGCATGCACGCCCGCGCCTTTGTCGTGGCCGGCGCCGTCGAGGCAGATCTGGTTGCCGATTTTCACAATGCCGTCACGCGGGCCATTGCCGAGGGCCGGACACTTAATGATTTCCGCAAGGACTTCGACGCCATCGTTGCCAGGCACGGCTGGTCGTATAAAGGCAATCGCGGCTGGCGATCGGCAGTGATCTACAACACGAACATGCGTATGGCACATTCGGCCGGACGCTGGGCGCAGGCACAGCGGCTGAAAGCCCGGCGTCCATACGGACGTTATGTCGATGCCGGTGACCATAGAGTCCGGCCGGAGCATCATGCATGGCACAACACGATCCTTCCTCTCGATGATCCGTGGTGGCGGACGCACTGGCCTCCGAATGGCTGGGGATGCCGGTGTTATGTGCAGACGCTTTCGGAATCGGACCTGAAGCGATATGACTATGAGGTATCCGAATCTCCCGAAGTCGAGACGGAGATCCGTGAGGTCAACACACCGGCAGGAAAAAGGACGGTAGAGGTGCCGAAGGGAATCGATACCGGGTTTGGCTATAACGCCGGCGAAGCCGCATTCGGACGCGGAGCGGATCTGATTGCCATGGAAAGGCACGGCCCCTGGGAAGCGTTATCGGTTCCGGGCGGCAACCGTCCGGATGCGCCGGGCCTGTTGGACGCCGTCAAGCCGAAGGCCTCGCTGGGTGCGCGTGCCCAGGGCGAAGAGGGCTTGCGCAAGGCCCTGAGAGACGCGATCGGTGGCGATGAGCATATTTTCACAGATCCGCTCGGTGGACGCGTTTCGGTCGGCCATGCGCTGGTCGATCACATGCTGGCCGATGCCAAACGCCTCGACGGCCGCGAGGCGTATTTCCCGCTGATCCCGGAGCTGATCGAAACGCCGGCCGAAATCTGGGCCGGTTTTGCGAAGAGCACGGTGTCCGGGCGGGTCTCGCTCAGGCGGCGATATGTGCGCCTGTTCGACACCGGGAAGGATCACGTCACAGGCCTCGTCGCCGATCTCGACGGCGGGTACTGGTCGGGGATGACGTTCTTCCGCGGCGATCTTCGGTCGCTGCGGAACCTCAGGACCGGCCTTCGTATCTACACTGAAGATTAGAGGATCGTCCCATTCGGTCCGCCGCACCGACCGTGGGGCCCGTCGCCGATGATCAGGGTGCGGCCCCATCGACGCCTGCCCAGGGAATATAGCCTGAATTTCACATGAAATCGAGTCCCCGCAAACACGGGGCGTCAATAAACGCCGGCCTCATCCCGGCCCGGGGGGAATGGGGATCAACGCCACGTCACGCGCTCTGCCCCCTTTAAAGGCCCTTTAATGAGCGATCTATCAGCCATCGAACGGCACCATAGACGCCGGTCAAAAGCTGCGCTATGAGTCGATCACTCCATCTCGGAGACCTCCCTCCCGGTTTACGACATCTATGGGCCCCACTGCTGGGCCCTTATTCCCGTCGCCTGTAACCGTGATTATGCCGCCTGACACATTGACGTGAATAACCTCACATCACTCAGGCGGAGAGACATCATGACAAAACGGGCTGGTGACGAAAACCAACCCACGATCGAGATTTTCCGCGCCGGCCGCCATCGGGCGATGAACGGCGTGGAAATCTCGTTTTCGGAAGGCGACCTGGCTGCATCCGCCGCTGCCTACGATCCGGCAATTCACGAAGCGCCGATCGTCATCGGTCATCCGAAGCAGGACGCCCCGGCCTATGGCTGGATCTCCGGCCTGGCATTTGCCGAGGGTGCGCTTGCCGCAACGCCCAAGCAGCTGGAGCCCCAGTTCACGGAAATGGTGGCGGCCGGTCGCTTCAAGAAAGTCTCGGCAAGCTTCTATCCGCCTGATGCATCCCAGAACCCGGTGCCAGGCACGTTCTATCTGAAGCACGTCGGTTTTCTCGGCGCCGCTGCCCCAAGCGTCAAGGGCCTCAAGCAGGCAGAGTTTGCCGATGACAGCGATGCCGTGACCATCACGCTCGATTTCGCTGACGCCGAAATGGAAACCGGCTGGGCGCTCAAACGCGTGTTCAGGATCTTCCGGCAGCTGCGCGAGTACCTGATTGAAACGGTCGGCCAGGAAAAAGCCGACAAGATCATCGACGGCTGGGATCTGGACGCCGGCACTGAAGAGGCCGCCAACGTCATGGACGAGGCCCGCGACGAACAACCGAACACTTATTCAGAACCCGAACCGAAGAAGGAGACGACGATGAAGACGTCGCCAAACACCCCTGAAGAAATGCAGGCCCGCGAACAGGCCCTCAAGGATCGCGAAGCCGCTTTCGCCGAGCGTGAAGCCGACGCCCGTCGCGCCGGCATTGCCGCCCACGTCGACACCCTGATCAGCGCCGGCAAGCTGCGGCCTGCAGAAAAAGCCCGGGTTGTGCAGTTCATGGAACAGCTCGACCATGACAAGGCGATCAGCTTTGGCGAAGGCGACGGCGCAGCCGAACAGACGCCGCTCGATTTCTTCAAGGCCTTCCTGGATCAGCAGCCGGCTCAAGTCGAATTTGCCGAAGTCGCCGGCCAGGACAATGCCCTGCAGACAGGTACTGCCGCCTTCGTGGCACCGCCCGGCTACACGGTCGACCAGGCCAGCATGGAGACCCATGCCAAGGCCATCGCCTTCGCCGAAAAGAACGACGTCGATTACATGACGGCGGTCAAATCCGTCGGCGGCCAGTAACCCTCAAGCCTCAACCGGAGACCTTAAATGCCTGCTCAGAAACATTCACTCCTCGCCCTGACGATGACGGCCACCGCCCTCATCGCCGAGAACCTCGCCGTCAAATATTCCGGCGTTCAGTGTGACACCCAGGGCGAAAAAGTCCTGGG